CTAATTCAGTATAAACAGTTGGGTCAAAGTCAACATAAACATCACTACCTCTGTAACCCCAATCAGAATGTAATTTTCTATTCAAGTTATCACGAATACCAACTAACAAAGGAATCGCACAACGAACAGTTAATGCTTTCTCTCCTTCTCTTTGGTTGTTATAAGTCTTATTGTCAGCATCGTTTAATAATTGAGAAGGTACTCCGTAAATGTTACAAAGTGCTTTCATATCCCACTTCTCACTTTCAATGATGTCTAATTCAACAGGACTCAATCCGATTTGCTTCCAGTCTACTTTGTAGCCACTAACCGCAATTGAATTAAAGTTAGCAGAACCACCTTTCTCGCTTACCGCCTTTTTAAGTGCTTGTGCTTGTTGTGTTCCACTAATAGGGTCAAAGCGTTCATCATTCATAAAAAGAACTCCAGCTGGACCATCATTCTGGAATGATGCAACCGCAGCAGTCTTTGCTTCGTTGGAACGAGTCAAGTTTTTCGCAGCAGCCATCAAAGGAGATTGACCATATAGTTGATTCCCAGTTGTATTCCATTGTAAGTTTATATATTTATCTTGTAGTACCTCTTGTTTAGTAAAGTTCCAAAGTGGACCATAATTCAATTGGTAACCGCTAATAGTTGGAGGAAAGTTTTGAATGTCCGCTAAAACGTACATATATTGAGAAGGTAGAACGTACATCTCGTAAGGTTTGCCGTTATTGTTACCACCTTCAATCATCTTTGCGTAAACGAAAGAGTTACCTGTGATTAACTTAAAAGTACACCAAGCCTCTACAAAATCGCCAAAGGTATCTTCTTCATTAGGATATTTCAATAACTCGTTTAATCTTGCATCACCTGTGTATAATTCAAACGCTTTCTTATGTAGCTTCTCAACATCTTTCCAGTTCTCAATCTTATCTGGTTGGCTCATTAACGCTTTATATTTCTTTGCTGAAGTTTCATCAACTACTTTATAAACGTGGAATGGAGCAAGTTTTGCTTTATCCGCAATTAATTTAACGATTGAATAAACAATATCGTTCGCTGCATAACCATCATTGACAAAGCTAATGTTATCGCCACCTTGCCAAGTTATTATCCCTTGTTGTATTGCAACTTGTCCGTTAAAAGGAATTTGTGGTAGTACAGTAGATAGTTTTTGTCTTTTACCAAAAAAGTCAAGTAATCCCATTATATATGAATTTAAAACAAAGTTAGTTATTTTATACTAAAAAACAGATACTTCAAATTTTAGCTTGGTTAAATGCGTAAATACGGCATACCTACAAGCATCCATTAAGTCATCGTTTGCCTTAACTGGTTCTTCAATTACGTTATCGTTTTTATCCTTTTTCCATTTGTAAGACATAAACTCCCTTCTTAGGTTTTTACTATTGTAGTGTAAGTTTATTGGGTAAGATTTCATCTTAACAATCCCAGCCCATACATCTTTTTGTGCTGGTTTAATATTAAATCCTTGTCGGTAAAGTTCCTCAATAGATTTAGGTTCGGCAGCATCCGCATAGATTGTGGCACGTTCAGGTAGTTTCTCTTTAATCAATCTTGATAGGTCGCTAAGAGTTAATCCGCTTTGATAAACTATTTCTTCAAAGTAGTTTTGTCCCTCGTGGTGCGTAACCTTAACGAGTGCAGCTGGGTGGACATAACCAAAATCCAATCCATAAAATACATCGCCATCTGGTGCTTCATCGTATTGCTTCCATTGAGTGTATATAATTTCCTTTGCAGAGCCTCGTTCACCTAAGCCGTAAACCTTCCACATAAAGTCATCAGGTAAGTCTTTATATTGCTCAATGTTTCTTATTTGGCTATCGCTTAGATTTGAGATGTTGTTTAGGTAGGTAGAATGTATGCGCTTGTTTTGTGGGTTGTCCGCTACCTCATAAACCCAAGAAATAAAGTCGGCTGGATTCCAATCTAAGAATACTTGTCCAGTTGTTCTTATCAATAACTGGTCAAACAAAGCCTTACTAATTAGGTTTGCCTCGTTTACGAATAGTATATCCCTTGCTGGTCCTTTTGCTTTGTCAGGGTCTTCAAGTCCAAATAACTCAATGTAAGAGCCGTTTTTAAATGTATAAATAAAATCCGTGTACCTAAAATCCTTTTCATCCCAAATATTCCATTGCTCCATTATACCTTTAAAATCCCTATAAACTCCACGCTTAATATGTGGTAAGGAATGAGAAACGCACGAAATCCTTGTATTTGGTTTGCTTAAAGCAATGTGGATTAGTAATTGGACAACTGAATAGCTTTTACTTGACCTTGAACCGCCTTCGTTGCAAATTATAGGATAACCTTCCTCGTATGCCTTTTTATTGGCATAGAAGACAGGTGTTGCCTTAATCTTTAATTGGTTGACAATCTGCATCTGGTTCTATTGTGATTTGCACATTACCCTTAATGTCTGCGGTTATGTCGGTTGTTTGTTTAGGTTTACCTTCTAATCTATCCACTACTGCCTCGTAGGCTCTTTGATCTCCCTTTAGTGCTTTGCTAATCATTTGCATATCCATTAGTTCAAGCACAGTAAAATCTTCGTCTTCGCCTGTAATTGGGTTTCTTCTCTTTTGCACTAATTCAAGCAACCTAAGTAAACGAGTCTTGCTATTTTGAACTCCTTTAGGTCGACCATTTGGGTTACCAGATTGTCCTTTTTCAAAGTGTACTAAGTTATCTATTCCAGCCATTGTATTTCCATTGTTTTTACAAAGATAAGCCACAATTAGGGCAAACCTTTCCTTTTTTGGTATTGTCTATTGATTTTGGTTCTTCATTTGTTGGAACTAAGAAGTCAACATTGACCGCCCAATCGTTTAAATCTGCTAATTCCCAACCATCATTAGCCAAGATATCCATATCAAATTCTCCATTGTGAGTGTTGCTGATAATCATTAACTTTTTACTTTCCTTATCAGTTAAATTACTCATTAACTTAACAGGTACATCTTGTATGCCTAATTGTAAACAAGCCTTATATCTTTGATGACCACTTATAATGATATTATTTTCATCAATTATAATTGGTAATGCTTCAAGCAATTTAGGTGTATCTTTTATTGATTCAACTAACTTATCAAAGTCATCCTTGTTAATCTTTCTTGGATTGCTTTGGTTAGGTTTGATTTCGTTGATGTTCATTATCTATTTTTTGTTGGTGTTCGTATTGATGCTGATTGTGGCACTTCTTTCTTTTTAAGGTTTTTATATCCTAACGACTTCGCACATTGGAAGCATTTTACTTCGTGATTTGGCAATTGTGATTCCCAAACGTAGTCTTCAGTTAGCCTTCCGCATTTACATAAATAGCTTCTTTTTCCGTATGTGTCTTTCATCGCCCCTGTCTTTGGTATGGTTTTACTGGCTTATCCTTTGGACCAGATGTCTTTTTGTACTTGCCACACTTTCTTTTTCCAAAGCTAACTTTGTTATTGCTGCTTACTTTTGCCATATAAATTTATTAAATCTGCTAAATAATCAAATGCTTCCTCTTGGGTTTCGCCAAATACATAGTGAGTACATCCGTCAATGACAAATGAAAAACAAGGATAACCAGCGATTACCTCTTGTTTGCACGTTGCAAATATGTTACTTGTATCTATCAATTAAATCGTTTAATTCTGTTCTTGTCCATTTCTTTATTGTTCTTTGGTTTTCCTCTAACCAATCTACCATATCTTGACCTATTTTGTTAATTAGGTTTTTACGATATCCAATTAAATGAAACTCATCAAATCCATTGCAACGCTTACATTCCCCTGAACAATTATACTCGTTAAATCTTAAAAAGCTACTATTTTTAACAGGTACAAAATGACCGCAATCCATTTGATCTGTTGTTAATGTCCTTCCACAACTAATGCAAGTAAAGTACCCATCTTGGCTATCCCTTTCCCTAATTGCTTTGTTAAATACCTTTTGTGCTTTAGCAGTTAACTTTGGTATTGTAATTAATTTATTCATATTTCCATAAATATCCATAAGAAGTTAACTGTTTGCCTTTTGCACATCTAATTATTGCAGAACGTTCAAAACCTTTTTTATGTGCATCAGTTATACATTCCCATTTTTTTACAAAATTACCATTTAAATCATATTGAAAAATCAATTTATTTAATTTTTTAGTTGTTTTCTTTAAACCTAATTTAAAAGCGTGTCTTTGATTATCTCCCGCACTTAACCACTCTAAATTTTCTACCCTATTATCAGTTTTTATGCCGTTTATATGATTTACTTGTGCCAAGTTGTTAATATTTGGTAAAAATGTATTTGCTATAATTCTATGTAAAAGAACTTGTTTACGACAAACACTTACATAACAATATCCATTCATAATTGATGGATTTATTATTTTAGATTGATATGTTCTTTTTGTAGACTTACCTGTTACCCAAATTCTATTTTTTCTTATTACATTTCCTAAATTAGATACTTTTAAGTATTCTTCATAACCTTTGGCATCTTCCCAAATTTCTTTCATAAAATAAAAAAGGCTATCAAAATCAGCATAGTGAGATTACGCATCATTATCAAGCCTAATAAGTACAAATATTGGATATCTCACATCCACTACAAATTTACAATTACTTTTTCAATCTGACAACACAAAGTCTTTCTTTATACTTGTATCGTTTTTTGTTTATTGGGTTCATATAAGTCATTATGGTTTTGTAATCAGTTCCTAAAAACCTTATTGCCTTTGCTATTGATCTAAACTCTACTTCCTCTTTTGTATCTAAATAAATCAGTCTAACCTCTATGTTGTTGTCTATTCCTGTCATCTCAATAATCGTTTTAATTCAAAGTACAAGTGTGCAGTTAAATAAATGCAACAAGCTAATGGAACGCTAAATAGCATAAACTTTACTAATTCGTAAATAAATGTTAGTGTTTTCATAAGTTTAAAAAACCACCCCAAGTTCCCCAAATCACTATCTTGTTATTAAATATATAATTTCTTGAGGTGGCTATAATTTGTTTTGTAAAAATAGGTACAAAGTATATCTTTTGCACTCATTTTTGATAAATAATTCATTATTTAATTTCTCCAAGTCTTTAGGTGTTTTAGCCTGTACCTTATAATGTGCTATAATTTTTTTCTTTATCTGGTCTGCTTTCTCTTGACTTATGTTTTCTTTGTTCAGTTCCTTTCGTTTCCATAGTATGTCAAAAGCCATCGTATTAAGCAACTCCCATCCTCTTTTAGCCGACTTCTCCCAATTTTCGTACAATGCCTCAATAACTTCATCATCTTGTATTTTAGGTATTTCTACTGGTTGTGGTTCTATATAGGTCTTTTGTCTTACTTGTAAAGCTATCGGTTTATAAGCTGCCATCACATCGCCAAAGAATTTAGGGGTAAACATAATCGCTTTGTCAACTGATAATTTGCCCATTGCGTAAAGTTCAAAAGCTACACCAAGTTCCTTTAGTTTATAATTTCCGTAATTCTTAATAACAAATTCGCAAAGAAACTGGAACAACTCAATAGTAGGAGTTTGACATCCGCTTAAAGCAATACAGGTTTTAAGGTGTTCTTTAACCTCAATAGGTGAGCATCTTCCGATACTCATCGTTTCTAATGCAACTGCAACCATTAATTCATCGTTATCTAATTTAGTGTAAATTTCTAAGGGCATCCCATTCTCTTTCACTAAAATTTGGTTTGTGATTGTTGCTAATTCCTGTTGCATTTGGTTTGTAGTTTATGTGAACAAATTTGCCTTCCTTTAAATCTCTTGCCATCCAATTTTTTGCGGTGGCTATCCAATCAAGTTTCTTTTCGCCTTTAGAATCAGACCAATTTTTAATTACTTCGTGGTAGTATGCAAAATTAGCTTCTTCATATTGAGTTCCAATAAAAGCTGCTTTAAATATTTCTATATCTAAAAATTGCGTTTCACTAAATAACGTTTGCCTACTAACCTTTACTTTAGTTTCTTTTACTTTTCTTTCCTTTCCTTTTCTTTCCTTTGCATTACCATCCCCAATGGCATCCCCAATAGCCCCCCCATTTTTCCATCTATTAGCAGCACCTAATTTACCTTTTTCGCTTAGATTTTGCCTTAAAGCTAAATGATTTTGCAACCTTTCCGAGTAAAACTCGCCAGATTCAATAGAAAATAAATTAAAATTATGTACTACCCCATTAACCTTTACATCGGTAGTTTGCATCTGCATAGCAAGTACAGGTATTAAATCTAATGGCAATTTACCTCCTGCATTAGCCAATTGCTCAATTAAAAACCAATAAATGCCATAACCTTCCATACCAAGTTGATGCCGTAAAAATAGAATCTTGGTATCATTAGCCGAGTTGTAATCGTGGCTAAAATAGTAACTATTACTTTTCATAAAAATAAAATAGCCCGCAGATTTGCTGGTAGTACGAGTACCAACGCCTCCTTGGGCAAAAAGTTTTGTATTAGAATCTCGTACATTCTATTGCAAATATAATCAATTAACCGAATATTGTGCCACTTGTTTCTTGTTTTTTAGCTTAATAATGGTAGTTTTTATGTTCATACCATCGTTTCTTAGGTCAGCTATTCGTGCTGCTAATCTAAAGCATCCGAACTTGTTTAAGGCATCAATAGGGGTTAATTTGCGACCTTTATTTAGGTAGTTTGCAATTTGTTGGTTTTGGCTCATAGTTGGTTATTTTATGTCAGATAAAAAATAAGATGTACTTGGTGATGTAGTTCCAATCCCTACATTCCCTAAAGTATTATATGTGGATGCAGTCCCAAAGCCACTACTTGTTAAAGTAAATCCACTTTGACTTGGGACATTTAAAAATTTCGCACAATAATTTGAACGTTATATGCTGATTCTGCATACTCATCTGGTATTTCTCTTGTAATTTTAAATACTAAATCTTTCTCGCTTTTAGCAAGAGCAATCTTGGGTTCAATAATTACTTTTGAATCTGTGTAATCACCATCTTTGTCGTATTGGTGAAAAATAACTGCATACTGGAATAATTGTTTCATAATTTTTGTTTTAATTGTTTTTAAATTTGCGCTTAACGTTATCGCCCAACGAGGGGTTGTTTACTAAAATGGTAATGAAGAATCATCTGTTGGATGCGATTCGTGTTCTTGTTGATTTACTGCAAATTCTTTTTTAGATTCTGCTTTTTCACCTAATGGATTACCTAATAATTGAATATTTGATACTCTTACAGTTAACGTACTTCCAGCAGTATTGTCTTTTGTTAAATACGCTTTAGTATCTGGAGTTCCTTCAACATAAACTTGTGTTCCTTTTTTTAAATATGTTGCAATTGCAGTTTTGTCAGTCCAATTTGAACAATCAACCCAAGTTGTTTTTTCGTGTTGTTCATTGTTTTTGTCCTTGTATTTTTCAGTATGTGCAATACTAAAGTTAATTACCTTCTTACCATTTACATCGTTTACAACGGCATCTTTGCCTAAGTGTCCGATAACTTGTGTTTTAATCATTGTTTTTAGTTTTCGTGTTTATTAATTTGTTCTTGTTCTATTTGTGTTTCCGTTTGTGCATCTTGTTCTAATTCTTCTTCGTCTTCTTCTTCCCAATCGCAATGTTCTAAACAATCAGGACAAATGTCAATTTCATCAAAGTTTGTGTGCGCACCGCAGCAAGTTGAATATGGCATAATTAATCGTTTGAGTAGTTTTCAAATTGTTCGCACCAAGTATCCATTGGTACAAAAGGAATTTGTTTAAAATTATGTTTAGGTTGCTCTAATAAATGTGGCATATTATCACGCTTAAAAGCCTTTAATAATTCCTTTGCACTATTGACTTTCTCATAGGCTTCTTTGGTGTTTTTTTGCTCATAAATACCTTGCCAAAACCAAACATTAGTTCTTAAACTTTCTAATTTGTGATAGATGTTCATAGTGTTTCTTTTTTCTTGGTAAATAATTTAGTTACATCTTTAGTTGCAAGTTCCTGATTCAAGGTATAAAGTTCAGCTAATTCGTTTGTGCTTATGCATAGATCAATAGCTAACTCTAAATCTTCAAGATTATCGTGCGTTTTAATATAGGCTGGTTTGTCATCGCTTTGTGCCATTTCATCGCCTGTGTAAAGTCCGCTTAAATCTTGTGGGTAAGCCTTTCTTAAAGCTAATGCCTCTGCAACTTTAGAAAGCATTGTATGTGGCATCTTCGCCCATAAACCCATTGGTTTACCATCGTTTGTTCTTTGGCAGTATTCATCCCAATAAGCTATTCCAACTGCTGCTTCATACCTTGAATCTCCGTGAAATCTAAATACTGATACTTTACAAGAAATTAATTTTCCATCTTGTTCTACAAAGATTGGTTCGCTTTGTCCACCATAGTTTCCGCTACGTTCTGCGATTACTCGGAAGCCGTCAATACTTGTTTGGATAGTCATTTTTTTAGTCCATCCGTTTTGTGTTTTAACGTTCCTGTGGATGCAATAAATCTGCCTTGATAACGCATCGAGTCCTGTGCGTTGTGCTTGGTAAAGAAATAGCTTTAGTTCATCAACTGTTGCTTCTGGAGCAATCTGCGATTTTACTAACTCTACTTGGTCTTTCGTGTACGAAAGTTGTGGCTTTTTAGCCAGTTGTTGTTCGTTCATATTGGTTGGTTTTAGAGTTTAAAATTAAGTACTTTGGTGTTAATAACCAAATTAAACAAGCACATTTAAGTTGAAAACGTCCTTTTTTATGGTATCATCGAACTTATTTGACAATTGTCCTTTGATTTTTGAGATTGAGTGTAAAACTGTGGTTCTATCCCTATTAAAGATTTGTGCTATTTCCTCGCCATTTAAGTTGGTCTTTTCTTTAGTCAAATACATTGTCATTTGCCTTGCCAAAGTAACTTCTTCGCCTCTATATTTTGACATTAATTGTCCGTACTTAATCTGGTAGTAATTGCACACTTTTTCGGCTATTTCTATTGCGTACTCCTTTTGTTGTTCTTTGTCCATTCTTATTGTTTTTATGTTTAAATGTTTATCTAATAGGTCTTTTAACCTGTTTATTTCTTTTTTAAGTTCTTTGTTCTTATCTCGCAAAACCTCTATTTCAAGTTCTGCCATATAGGTTTTATGTACTTCTCTCATTAGAAATGTAAAAGGTTAATTGGGAGCATAAAGTCCTCCGTTAATGTATAAAGGTCAAGGATTAGAAAATGGTAGCTTTTAAGGATTCGCTTTTGCACATCGTTCATTCGTGCAATCTTAATCAATAAATCTTCCTCGCTAATCATTGTTCTTGTGTCATCCAATCCTCGCCTCCATTCCGCAAGATCAGCCTCAAATAGATTTTGCCTTCCTTGTGCTTCCTTTAGTAACTGGAGTAGCATTGTTGCTCTTTGGTGCAACTTTAGTTGTTTCGCTTGATAGATTAGTTTGCTCATATTGTTTTAGGATTTTGTAAACCAACTTACTAAGGGTTATGCCTTTGGAGTCGGCTTCGGTTTGTAGGTTAGTCTTGATTTGGTTGGTTACTAATGTCGTTATCAGGGTTTTCATAAATTGATTTAATACCTCTTGCTAAGTTTCTACAGGCTTCAACTGTTTCTCTTACATAGCCATTTGGCATATTAATTAATTGGTTTTCTAATGTCTTAATGTAAATGTTAATTGGTGTCATACTAAATGTTTTGAAGGATTGCGGTAATAATAAATGCGATGCATACAATGATAAATGCATACATAGGTTTGATTGAATCGGCTTGGTAGCGTTCGTTTGCTTTTTGTTGTGGTGTTTTTAACTTGTTCATATTGGTTTTATTTGATATCCTAAAGAAATATATTTTTCTAACTTAAATACTAATAATGATTTGTCAAATTCATTAAATTGATTAACTGGAAGTAAAATAGTAATCCAGTCAGTAGTTGTACCTTCTTTGTAAATTTTAAATGCTTTTTTCATATTGCTTTTGGTTTAGAACTCAAAGATAGGGCAAAACCTTATAACTTTATCAAACAAGGCAATTATTTTCTAAAATTGTGATGAACGGCAAATAATATGGTATGAATGGTATAATTTGACTTATATGGGACTAATATGTATCAAAAAGTGCGTTTTTTGACACATTATTGTACGAATAAGTGACACAATTTTACGTTTATATGCATGAAATATTAGAAAAATTCATGCAGTCTTATATGACTAGTTAGATAAGACTATCTGACTAGTTATTATAATTTAGGTACAACAAGAGTTTATAATTTTGGTAAAAGTAGTAGTTTTACTACCTTTTATGAGCGATAAATGAACTTTTTATGAGCGATAAAAAACCCCTAACCACATTGACGTTATGATTAGGGGTAGAACCTTGTTCAGTTGTTTTTCAGAATGTAAAATTAATAACTTTAAATAATACTAACAAATAAAAAACCCCCACTATGGAAATAGCGAGGGTTAAACCTAAGTTAAACCAATATGAAAGCCAAAGATATATAAAAAAAGCAACTTTTTATGGTTGCTTTGTGTGTAACGTTCTGGTAGCTATCTCCAAAACTCTACGATGCAAATATATATAAAAAACCCCACCTTTTTAGGGGTGAGGAACTATGAACGAACAACTATTTAGAACCATCTTGTAATGGTGTATCATTAGAATTATCAACCCTTCTGTAACCTTCTTTCCAGAGAATCTTACATAAAGTTACGCTTTTATCAATAATTGCATTTTCATCGTCCATTGGGTTAAGTATATGTAAACACTCGTGCAATAGAATTTCAAGGTGCTTCTTGCCCTTTAAACGAGAATCTATTATGACAATACCATCACTCTCGGCAATGCCGTGTGCTTGTTCTCTGCCAAGTTTACGATATTCTATTTTAATCTTCATCTTTTAATAAAGCTAAATCTGGTCTATCAACCTCTTTAAATATAAGTTTCTCGCCACCTCTGATCTTACCTAATGTGGTTTTAATCTCTTGTTCTAAGTTGTGCAATTCAATTAGTTTAGCAACCAACCATTGTTCTTGTTGTAGTGAGTTCAATTTTGCAAAGTTTTTAGGGTATCTCATATTAGAAGATTTTATTTTTATAGATTCTTTTATTTTGAACCGAGTAATAACCTTCTTTATCTTTTTCCAATATCGCAAATCCTTGTGAGTAATTATCAACGTGCTTACAATATTCAACGTTTGGATGCATCAAATGTCCAGTGGTCCAGCAAGTAAATACTTCTTCATCAAACTGATTCTTAGTTGTGTAAGATTGCACCTGATGAACGTGAGAAGCTATTGCGCTTTGCTTAACTCTATCGTATAAAGTCTTAGCTGGGTTTACACCGCTACCCCTTCTAAAGGTTGTATCTCCGTGAATGATTGGTAGTTTGCCGAACTTAACGTGATCTATGTTTTTAATCGGAATAATGTTAAAAGTATTTAGCATTAATATTTCCTCAATCTCAAACTTGCCGTTTAACCCTAATAATTCAGGTGCTTTGGTTCGCATATACCTTTCATATCTAAATTCGTGGTTGGCATCTAAGTTGTAATAAATTGGTATTTGAGGAAATGATGCTCTTATAAATCCAAGCATTTCAATTATTGCCTCGTATTCTTCATCAAACTTTCTAACTCTTGGGTCTTTTTGGAAATCGCTTAATTGATAAAAGTCAACTAAATCGCCATTGATAAATAATGAATCTATCTTTTGTTCATTTAAGTATTTAAAACAAACATCAATTGCCTTTGGGTCGTGAAATGGTACTTGAAGATCACTTATAAATCCCATCTTTTTAATTGCCATCGGTAAACAATAAACAACTTTTTCCTCAACCCAAGTAGGCGGTTGCACAAAGTTTGATGCAGTACGTTTAAAATCTTCTATAAATTGTTGATTAACACCTTTTGTGCTTTTAGTTTGTCCTGTCTTACCCCTATAATATCTAACTAAATATCTAACATTTTCGTGATTGTCAAAATGTGCGCTTTGCTCCTTCATAATCAAAGAAGCTAAAGTGTTAGACGGCATCCATTGAGGATATTTGGCTAAATAGTCCAAGACTATCTGACCACTCATTGTGGTTTTGCTTCCAGCCTTTTTTTTTGTTGTTGTCATTGGTTTTGTTTTATGCGATTGAGTTTAGTATCAAATCTGCTTCTTCTTCTCTGCGTTTGACCAAGCCGTCAAGTCCGACATTTTCCCAGAGCCGTTTGCTTCTTTCTATTTGGTCAGCTATGCCCTCGTAATCCTGTTTTGCCACAAGGTCAACTATTGCCCTCATTTCTTTTCGCCTATCGCCATCTAATTTGTTACCTCTGTTATAAATCATAGAAACCAAAGCACCTCTTGTGTCCTCGTTTAACGTATCAAGTTCTGGATAGATTGATTTAGTCAAAGCATAGTACTTAGGAATATCATATTTTATAAATACATCGTATGCTACATTATAAGGCACTTTAACGTTTAATATTTCCCCTCTTAACATCAACTTAGCTTGTTGACCTTTTAATCCAACAACAGGTCTTAACGCATTAATAAAATTAAGATTAAGATTTGGACTCCATACTGCTAAAAACTCTTTCTCTTTCATATAACCTAAATCTGCACCTATGCCTATTGTAATACCACTATCACCTCCAGCCCATATTGGCTTTTGGTATCTACGAGTATAAACATCACGTCCGCCAACCTCGTGTTTAATAATCATCTCAATTGCCTTCTTGGAAATCATAATACTTGATTTAAAAAGTAAATCATACTAATTATCCATAATAGCAACCCAATCTTAAAAGACAATTTTTCGTTCTCTTTCATTACTTGCTAAATTTATCTATTGTTGTTAAGCCAGCAAATGCCATACTCATATAAAATACTAAATCGCCTAAATGGTCATTCTTAGTAATTACAAATGTTGTGTAAAGACATATTGAACCCATAAAAGCTAAAATCCTTTTGTGGCTCATAGCACCAACCTCATCACTAAACATTGAAATAATAAACTTTTTCATATTAAAACTTTTTATAGTAACCGAATGAATATCCGTTCATAGTTGCCGTTGCCGTATATAAGGTGTTTTTAGCCGTTTTAAGCGCAATTGAACCGCCAATACCAATTTGTCCATTTGAGTGCTTTAAATCGCCTATAAACCCCAAATAAAGCTGGTTCTTGTCCTTTTTCTCTATTAGCTTGGTAATTGTTATGGTTGGTAGGTTAAAATTGGCACTAAAACCCCTTCCTTGTATCTTGTTTTGACTAATTGTGTCTTGAATGTATGCGTATCCAACCGAATCTATGCGCATAGTATCGGAATAGACTTTTACTTGGTTGTAATCTTTAACGATTGTAATTGTGTCCGTAACCCTTTCAATAAGGTAAATTGTGTCTAAAACGACAAAAGGGATAGATTTCCCTTTGATAAACTTGTTAAAAGTTTTCTGTTGGTAAACTGTGTCCGATACTACAATCGGTTCAGTCTTCGTATATGTTGCATCACTAAAGATGAAAAAGATTAGAACCGCCACTAATAGAACGATTACTATATCTTTCATTATTTGAATCTTTTGGTAGCCTTAATGTAATACCTTGCAGCTAAAAGACCTGAAACAATAGCAATCAAACTCGCTATAAGTGAAACTACTGGTTGCACATTCGCAACACTAATAAATGCGGTTGTTCCGCTAAGAATAGTTAATAAGTCCGATTGATTGCTATTATGTACCATTTTAGTCTTCTTTTACTTCTTGTGGTGGATTTTGCTCTGCATTTAATTTACCCAAGAATTGCAATAATGGTAAACCATAAGCAGTTGGAATAGTGTTGATAAACGCTTCTAATTCCTTGATTTGTTCTTGATTAATTGTTATCATAGTTTTTAATTTATATACAAATATAGTTAAATACTTTAAATTTCCTATGGGTTAACAAAAGGAAGTGGAAGTGTGATTACAGGTGGGTTAACTTGATTCTCTATTTGAGCATCTAAGTTTAGGTCTAAAGCCTCTACGTCTAAAGAGCCGTCCAACCAACCACATACGATTTCATAGGTTAAGTCCTCATAAGGTATAAAGTTAGTAACGTCATCCTTTGAGAAGGATTGGCTACCATATACACTTGCTTGATATTCTACCTCGTTGATTGTTTCTTTAGCGAACCGAGTCCAATGGCAAACAACCACAAAGTCTTGTAAATCGCCATCTTTAGGCAAACACTCTAATTGATTTATGTACCAGTATTTCATATTTATTTATTTATTTATTAATGCTTTTAATTCTTCTATTTGTTCCTGTTGTTCTTGGATAGCTTTTACTAACATTGGTATTAATACACTTGTTTTAATGCTTTTCATACCACTTTTATTATCAATATCTATCATATTAGGGAATACTTCCTCCAATTCTTGAGCAATAAAACCTATTTGCTTTGTTTTATTTTCGTCTGCAATTAGATTAAAGTTTTTAACTTTTAATTTTAATATATCGTCAAGTTTAGATGTTGCATTAGTAATATTTTCTTTTAATGCAATATCTGATAATGTACCATAACTATTATTTACATTTACAATATTACCATTGCCATAAACAAACATAGTATTTGTAGTAACAGAAGAACCATTACCACTTTGAGCAACATAAGCATACCAAGAAGTAGAACCAACAGCCACACTTGATGCTTGAAATATAGGTGCAGTTGTTCCATTTGGTGTACGACCTTGAACTGCTGTTTTATTTGTTGCATCAGATACAGAAACAAATTTTCCAGAATCACTTGTAGTACCTACAAAAACATCACCCCCACTTGTTATTCTCATTCTTTCGGTACGAGTTGTTCCTGTACCATTGTAAAAACCAATATTTTCAGCTGACTGAATTTCAAGCATTCCACTACTAATACCTAATCCATAAATATCGCCAGAGACACCATTATCAAAAGCTGCAAGTTTAACATTTGCAGATAAACCAGCAGTTGCACCAAATGCAGCACCTAAACTTAATAATCTACTCGGACTACTCGTTCCGATTCCTACGTTGCCAGATGGGCTAATATATAATCTATATGTGTCTATTCCTCCAGTTTGTGTAGAAGATTGTAAAATTGCAAAATCTCCAAACGCAAGTTCATCATTTGTCATTGCCCAAGTCCTACTTGCAGTACTTGCTGAACTATATGGAATATAAAAACCACCAGCCCTAAATGCACCAGAGCCAGATGTAATTTTATTACCAGCCGTTAAACTTGTAGTAAACGTTGCATTTCTATTAGATTCTATTGTCAATGCAACACCAGCACCAGTTCTAAATACTAAGTTAGCACTTGAACTTGGAGCAGTAATAGTATTACTTATGCTTGACCAGTTACTTCTATCTTGATTCCAAAATCTTAATCCGTTGTCAGCACTATATGATAAGCTAATCTCACCTCTAACATCAAGTTTAGTATCAGGAATAGTTGTACCGATTCCTAAATCACCAGCAGATGTTAATTTCATCTTTATTGATGTAGATGAACCAGTAGCAAACAAAATGGAAAAATTCTTTTGGTTAGCTATTACAAAATCTCCAACTACTGAACCATTTACAAAGTTATTAACCGCAGTTGTTAAACCAGCTACTGCAACATAATTAGGAGTAGTTAATACATCTGCATATACTACCGCTGGTGCAGCACCAGTTACTTTAAATTGATTTGCTTCTGTTGCAGAATAAATTGTTAAACTTGAATTAATATTTGTTGAAGTACCAATCCCTATGTTTCCAGTTGATGTAACTCTTAATCTCTCAGTATTTGCCGTACCTAAGATTAAATCACCACCATTCATTGTACCTATTGCAAAGTTTGATGCAAAGTTACTAAAGAAGGTAGCTAAGTTTGATCTTGATAAACCAAAGTCAGTACCAGTTGTACTTGTTGAATATTGTCTAAAATATGAAGTCGAAGCCGATGCTGCGTTTCTTACCGCTATTTCAGAGTAAGAAGTAGAACCATCTGTTTGAAGCAATAAACTTGCAGCGTTCTCTGCATTGTAAACGTGCAATGGTGCTAAAACAGTTGAAGGATTACCAATACCTACATATCCGTTTGCACTATTAACTCTTAAATTCTCTGCTCCTATTGTAATAATATAGAAATCTCCTTCAGAGGACATAGATAATGAACCCTCATTGTTTCTTAAAACGGCATTAGTATTAGATGATAAAAACAATCTAACACCATCTGTACTTGATACTCCAGATGCTGCCGTATGTAGCCATAATGAACTTATACTACTATTATAAATGTCTATTCCTGTATTAGGAGTTAAAATTCCAACACCTAAATTACCAGCTTCAGTAAGTGAAATAAACCCAGCATAATTATACAAAGTTAGATTTCTCGATGGCGCAGTTCCAATTCTTACAGTTTCTATTGTGTTTCCATAAACCGAACTCGTTGCAAAACCTATTCCACTATAATTTGTATCAGAGTTTTTAAGCAATAATGAATAATTACTATCTGTTGGAGAATTAGCACCTATTGTTGCGTTTGGACTTACAGTATTAACACCTAATCTATTTGCACCTGATTCGTATATAAAACCACTATCAGATGTGATGCCTGAAGTACCACTATAATAAGCTACTCTGCCATCTGCGCCTCCACCTGTTATTGTACCAACCGAATAACTAATGTTAGCAGATAAATCTTGTGTAGTTCCGTTGATAGTAATTGTTCTTGACGTAGGTACATATCCACTTAAAGCCGAAGGCACAACGTAATCAGTTCCAGCAACGGCAGCAACCAATGTACCACTTGCATTTGTTTTTAATAAAGAAGATAATACTGATGATTGAGTGATAGCACCATTAACAGTTAGTAAAGATGTTAATGTTGTTGGGTTTCCGATTCCTACAAATCCATTAGCACTATTTACTCGTATGTTTTCAGCACCTAAAGTAATAACTTGAAAGTCGCCTTCAGAACTCATACTTAATCCACCATCAAAGTTCCTTAAATTACCATTTCCACTTGTAAATAAAGCCAATCTAACTCCGTGAGTAGCACCAAGACCAGAAGTGTTGTTATGAAGCCACAATTGCGCATTAGTGCTATTGTAGATGTCGACACCTGTACTTGGCGTTAATAAACCTACTCCCAAGTTGCCAGACTCCGTTAAAGAAATAAAACCAGCATAGTTGTATAAGGTTAGATTCCTTGACGGAGCAGCACCTACTCTATCAGCAGTAATCATATTGCCGTATGTCGAATCGGTAGCAAAACCTATTGAGTTATAGTTTGCGTTATCGTTTTTAAGTAATAAAGAATAACCGCTATCAAGCGCAGCGTTTGCACCAATCGTTGCATTTGGAACTGTTGTATTAACACCAAGTCTATTAGTTGAAGCATCGTAATTAAACGAGTTTTCACTTGTTATACTTGATGCACTATCAAAATAAGCTACATTTCCACTTGCTCCCAATCCTGTGATTGGATTAGTTAAAGCGTTTTGCTTGTTATTGAAAGTTGACCAATCGGTAGAACTTAGTTTACCAGTATTTGTAGCCGATGCCACTGGTAGGTTAAAAGTATGCGTATCGCCACTTGAAGCAATACTAAAGTTAGTTCCGCTTGTTCCTGTGGTTAAGAATTGTGATTGATCTGTTAAGTTATTCAAAGAAACCATTCCCTTAGATAAGGTCGTTACCACTTGACATAAATGGCTATTCTCGGTATGTAAAGTAACTGTTCTACCATCTACGTTTACATAGATTCTAATCGCTAATCTATCCGTTAAAGCTAAAGAACTTGTAGGAACAGGAATAGCGAAATAATAAGGTGCAATGATAGTGCCTTGATTAATATACTCTGGAACTCCAACGCTTGAACCTAATAAGGTAAATGTTGTACCATCGTACTTGTAAAGTTCTGCATAAGTAAAAGGATTTCCTGTGTTGTTATTTACGCTAAAATAGAACTCACAATTAAAGTTACCGCCAGGAACTATTGTTACATCAGGGTCATTAGCATCGGTAATATAACTCGCCACATATCCGTTTGATGAAATAGCAATATCAGTTCCAGTACCTATGATTGGGTCTTTACTTAACTCTCTATAAGCTACCCCACCGATTGTGCCTTGACTCACACTTGAATTTAGATAGTAAGAAACCGAACTACCACCACCTGTTGATGTTGGAAAGTCAGCTAATGTACCATCACCCCTTACATATTGAGAAGCAGCACCATCTAAAGCGGTTATTACACCATCATTAGCCACTACTGGACCTTGTATATCCCTAATCTTTGCTTCGCCTGTAACTTGTAATTGACTCATAATTTTTTATTGAAATAATCCTCTAATATATTCCCCAGCTGCTAATGGTCTACCAAAAGTAAGAACCCCAGTCGCACTTATAAACTTAACATCATCGCCTGTTGGAGTTCCACTTATTAAAATGTTTTGTGCATCTACACCACCTCTTGAAACGTAAAGACAAGAATACCCAATTGTGTCCGCAAATGTAATTGAAGTTTCGCCACCACTTGCCGTGTAACCTTTTGTCTTTACTGGGTTAGCACCTACGATAATAACTCCGCTTGGGTCAACCTCTGTTCCTGTTGTATTGTATGCTCCGCTACCTTGTAGGCTTACATTGTAAGTAGCCACGTCTTTATAAGGTGCGTTTATTGATAAACTTGAAATATTACAAATTCCGTTAATAATTGTTAATCCATCAACTCCATTATCCACTACGAACTTAATCTCTATTGGCTCTCTTGACAATTGCTTGTCTAACATAAACAAATAAGAAAAACCACTCAAAGTAATCAACCCATCACAGGTTACATTCCAAGTAGCTACATCGTTCTTATATTCCCTAAACCAAGCACTTGTTTGGCTTGTTACCTCTTTTTGATCTACGTTTACATTAAAAGTACAATTTGTACTGCAAGCAAATGCAACATCTACCTCTGGGTCTACATCTGTTCTATGCCAATAAAGCATTACGTTTTTTCCAATTACTGCTGCCATATTACAAATTTACGCATTATTAAAATATCTTTTTGGAGTTTCTATGGTAACATCCCCAATATAATCAACAGTAGCAGTTGAATCATTATCAACCATTGTAATCTCTAAAAGTTGTATTTGACTTGTTTCATCCATATAAGGATTAGATGTCAGCCTATTTATCAAAAACTTTTTGTTATTATAAGACAAAGCGTTTGTGCTTGAATCTTGAATGGTATATGTTTTATCAAGATATATAAACCCATTAGTGCCTGTTATTGCACCTAAATCTCCTTCTAAAGTGGCAATATTTTTGCTTAATAAGTTTGAATATTGACGCATAATTAATTCAGCCAACATTCTATAATCTTCTGGTGGATAACCATATCTATACCAATCAGTTAAAAACACACCTGAAGAATTAAATAATAAACCTACATTATTTCTTATTGGTGATGCTCCTTGTTCTGGATATACTGCACTATAAGGAATGTCAATATCAGTTGCTATTTGTGAAGTAGAACCAATATTTCTTGTTAAAACAACTTCTTTGATGGAAGCATCTCCTTGTGTTAATTTTACATTTTTAATATAACCACCTGTTGCACCATTAGTAGCTTCAAATTTAACACCTATTAAACCTTCAATAGTTAAAGCTAATGCTTGTGAATACCCCATTGGTATATCAATAGTACTTGTGATATAAGTATTAAATGTATTATAAGTAATATCTATATGATTTACTGAAGTTGACCAAACATTATTATCTCTTAAATAATAAGTAACACCACCAATAAAAGCAGTTATATAAACTCTTATTTTATCGCCAGCATTTGCTCCTTGTAATTCAAAAGATAATGTAGCATTTGTGCCATACATTTTTGGCAAATATTCATAAGCCGTTGGTAATGCAAAATAATTTTGAATATAAGCATTAGTGCTTCCACCTAAATAAAAGATTTCATATCTATTTGATTGATCTTCATTTAATACAACTAAAGTTGCTCTTGATGGTGCAACCTCAAATTCACTCCACCCATTTGCTCTTAATGAAGAACCAGAACCTGTTGTGTATTTAAAAGTTCCATTGTATATGTAATTTGACGCATATTCATACGGCAAAGTTGATTGAATAGTAGGGTAACCCTTTCTAACTATTTTAGTTTGGTTATTATTAATAAAATGAACATTGCCATCTTGATAAGGTTGAATGTTTATTGTGTTTGTTAAAATACCATTACCACTTACACTTGGGACATCATCAACAACATATCTTGTATAGTATATTGTTTCAGCTTGTTGATTCATTGGTAAAATATACCAATCCCCATTAGCTTGGAATAATCTGCAACCAAAAGTCTTAATTATATTTTCTAAAATTGTATAATAATCTAACTTATAAAAATCTCTTTTATATTGATATGTTTGGCTAAATGGTTCATCTGCACCAGCATCACCTCTATCAAACATTCCATCAGCATAATAAGAGCAACAAGCATAAATAAATATCATATCGTCAAACGGCAAGGCATTTAAACAAGTTCCTATAATATCAATTAATTTAATTAATGAATTTACGTTTACATCTCCATCATAATAAATGTATCTAAGAAATGATAAACCATCAATACAATTAATGCTGACCTCTTGATTGCCTGTTGTGAATGGAACTTGAATATAGTCATTAAGTAAAAAACCTCTCCATTTAATGTTGTTATCAATAACTAACTCAACGTAATACTTTGTTTCATCAAAGTTTAATAAATCAGGAAAATTATCGTAATCTTCTTGATTTGAAATAATAAAAGATACATTTAATTGAGAAGATATAATAATCGCAATTGGGTCTTCATTTGCTGCATTTGGAACTAAAGAAACGTTTGTTCCTATATATGGAGTAACAATTGCACCGACATAGCTTTTTTCGTATATCTTAACAATTAATGATGTTTCATCTCTAAGTTCTTGCGTTATTGTATATCTTAATCCGTATGCCATTATGCTAAACTAATGTTTTGTCCTTTAAGATTAGATGCCTTTTGCGCTCTATTTGTAGCCAATAATAAATCTTGCCCTCGTAATACAAATGCACCACCACCATCACCACTTGCACCACTTGGTACAAAGTTTGTAAATCCACCTCCACTACCACCCATAGTTGGCAATCCTAATGCAGTCATCACTGCTTTAAATATTAAAGCCTTAACAATCATTGTAGTCAATTGAATAATTATTTGCTTAAATGATTCTTCTAATGCCTTACCTATGTTTTCTCCATTTGCCATAGCTTGAAACATAGCTTCAAATGCTGGAGTAACTGTATCGGTAATTCCATTAGCTAATTGCAATTGTGCATTGTATGCTTTTAATGCAGCTTCATTTTTAAATATTTGTTCAGCCGTATATTGTTGAGCAAACATTGGTAAATCCTTGCTTAACTTATTAGGTGTTGAAGGTGTTTTAATTTCATTTTCGGTTTGTATTATTTGAGTTGTACTAACCTTTAAAACTCTTGCTTGTTTACCTAATTTTTCAATACTTTTAGTTGCTTTGTCAGTTGCAGTTGTTGTTTCATTTGCACCTTTAACAAAATTAAAAAATGGATTATTAGATGCACTTACATATAAATTATTTACTTCCGTTCTTAATCCTATAATTCCACTTCTTAGTGCTAATGCCTCGTTTCTTGCTTCTATATTAGCATCCTTTGCTTTACTAATTGCACTTGCTTGATAAACGGAAGCATCTGCATATCCATTAATAGCCAATTTAGTTGACTCTAATGTTGCATAATATTCCCTTCCTGTTTGTATTATTTTTTTATTTGCTTCAGCTAAAGCAATAGTCTTATTAGCTATTTCATCAATATATCTTGTTGTGATAGCTTGTGCAACTAATGCTTGTGTATATAGATCAACCGCACCTCTTGCTTGGTCAACAGTTGTAATTGTTGAAGCGTATGCTTTATTTACTTTACTTAATTCAGTTATTACCGCCTTAAACGCTTCCGCCCTTCTTTCCTCACTTACATTTGCATTTTGACTTATTGCTAAATATGCTTGTAATCTTATTCCTGTTTCACTTGCTTCGGCTCTTGCATCTCTTAAACTTTGTGCAAATTTTTCTTCTGCTTTTGCAGCTTCAGTTGTACCACTTATAAAATCAGCTATTTTAGGACCAAATGCAACTATGATAGATGAAACCGCACCCAAAGCTAAACCGATACCAGCTGGACCCATTAAACCACCAGCCATTGCTTTTAAAGCAGCACCAGAGCCACCAGCCTCTTTACTTAACCTCTGAAACGATTCAAGTAAAGGATTTAAGTTATTCGCAATACCTATAAATCCATAAGGAGCATCTTGTGCAACCCTTGATAAGTTTGTTAAAGCATTTGTTGCTTGGTTACTTGTACTTGGCAACGTTTTAAATGCAGTACCTAACTTGGTAGTTGCGGTAACTGTTTCTTGTATATTTTTAACCGCTTGTTGATTGTCTGCGGTTATCGTAATTTTTAACGTTTCTTGTGCCATTTTATTATTTTACTCCATACAACTTTAATGTTCTTGCCAATTGCTCTTGGGTTAGTTTTGGCTTATCTTCTTCTTGTTCATCACTTGGTAAAGGGAAAAATGATTTTAAACTCTTTGGACTTTTCTCACTTGTATTTACTTTATAAATCAAATAAGCCACCATCCTTGTCCTTTCCCATTCCCTCACTTCTTTATTTTGATAAGCCGTTTTATATAATAAAAATTCTCGCCACGTCAATTGCCAAAACTCGTTAATCGTTAAGCCAACTTCAATAGCGAGAATAATTATTGAGTCCCAACTATAAAACCCTAATTTTTTTTTTCATCCGTGCCTTTCTCTGGCTTCAGTTCTGGAGTCATTGAGTCTTGCATATATTTCATAAACTCAACCAATTGTCCATCTTTTGCCGATAACCCACCAACTTCATCTATCCATTCGCACACATCAAATTCATCAAAGTCAATAGGCTTTTTAAGGCTCTTGCATCCACTTTCTGCTGCTGCTTGAACAATATGAACGATTGTATCTAAGTCATAAATCCCACCAGATAAAACCTCGATTAGCTCCATTAGATTTTTATTCTCTAATTCGCAAAACCTTTTCATTGCCCAAGTACCCCACTTTAAGTGGATTGTGTTGTTGTTCGTCTTTAATTCGTACATAGTTTTTTATTTATTATACAGTTTCAGTTTGTGCAATAGGTGGTACACTTACTACGAAAGTTGCAGTAAATTTAACATCATCCTTATCATCAGCAGTTACACCGAAATCGCTAATAAACACTAAAGAACCAGCACCACCATAAGTAATATCGCCAGCAGTAGGAGTTGCTTTACCCATTTTTATAGCGAATAAAGTTTTAGCAGCGTGAGCAGCATATAATTGTTGGTAAGAATCTTTGCTTGGTGTTCCTGTTTCATCAATCGCAAAACCTTCGCAATCAAAAGATTGAGAAAAAGAAGGAGCTGGAGTGTACTCGTTGCCACACTTAGACGTTGCATCTATTGTGTCATTAGTTGATGTTAAAGAGTTTGTAGTCAAACAAGCGACAGGCTTGAATGTACCATCATTGTTTATGTCAGCTAAGAGAATATAATCTCTACCGCTTACTTTTGTTTCTGCCATTTTATTTAATTTTAAATTTGAGTTATTATTATGTTATAAGTTATCAATACTCTAAAAACGTTATCTAAAGGGTTTAAGCCGTCTAAGTTTCTTACACTTTCAACACTTAAACTTGATGCCGTAAATCCGTTTGCCAATGTAATATTGGTGTCCGAATTGATTGCAGTCAAGACTAAGTCGCTTATAGTTTCAGCACGTTTATAACCAAAGTTAGCATTTTTTGTAATAATATCAACATCGATGCTAATACTATTTGTGTAACCTTCTTTACCTTGATCTTGTGTTGATGTTCTACCTGTTAAAACAATATACTCATTACCAGCACCCTCTGGAGCAAAACCATCGTAAACAACTAATGAAGTTGCACTTGTTAAGTTGGTATAAAACCACTTTTTTATCTCTATATTAGGATTTAACATCTAACAATTTTTTTAGTCTTTGTATTAATTTTGGCTTCTCTGATTCATACGAAGGTATTAAAAAAGGTTGAGGACGCATACCTTTTAGCAATATACTCCTTGCAATTACAAAAGCTAATCCTTTGTCATTTTTGCCATCTCCAATACCTTTACGCTTTACCCATAGAGTTAAAGCATCAACAAAGTCTTTAAATTTACCGCCTTTTTTACCTTTAAATTGTGCTGCATAAGATGTAAAGTCAGATGGAACACTTACTTGTGGACCAGTACCAAATTCTACATAAGGCGAATAAGATGCCTTTGATTCAACTCCAAATGTTAATTGACCTTCTTGGACTAAAGCTATTTGATTTCTTAATTGACCAAAATTTACAGGAGCAAGTCTTTTAGCATCGGTTAATATCTTTAAGGCGGATGCATTTATTTCATCCCCTACATCTTGCTTTAATTTTCCGTCAATACTTTTTAAAGCATTTTGAATGTCTTTAAGTCCGTTTAAATTAACGCTAAACCCAGCCATTACTTGTAAATTATTAACTCCAAGAACCTATTTTGGTTCTCTACGTTTTTAATAGAATGTATCGTATATCTATCGCCTTCAACCTCTACCTCATACGAATCGTTGATAGTAACCCCATAACGCACATAAAGTACGCTTCTTTGGTCAAACTGCAATTCTGACTCCCCTACTGAACGAACTTGATTATCTGGTCTTAAATCACCCCAAATCGTGCCTTGTAGGGTAAATGTTGTAGTGTAGCCACCTTGACCATCACTTACCCTTGTGGATGAATAGACTTTAACCTCACGAGTCATCGTGTTGGCATCAATATAGTTTGCTTTTGCTTTACCTAACTTCATATTATAATATTGGGCTTATTCTTGTCCATCTTTGACACGCTTTCCAAGACTTCTCGCAAATACCTGAATCACCATCCAATCCTCTATTCTCGTAATCGTAGCTGATTTGGTCTAAGATAGCTAATTTAAGGTCTTTAGGTATGGTTGTGTAACCAGCCTCATAAGTAGCCTTTAAATTGGCATATCTTGGAGAAACTAACTTAGGGAACTCATTGCCTATCAATTGTAGGATTGGAGTTGTTACCTCAATGCCATTTTGCTCCATATCAAACAATTCAAACGTATCAATGTCAATTGGACCGAATGGAATGTCGAAATTACCACTCACGTTGTTAAAATAAGTAGTTATGTCCTTTGGTATCAAACTCAATCCTGTTGCAACCTCAATGGCTTCTCTTGCTTGTGTAATCATCAATGTAATCAAATTATCTTCAGCGGTTGTTGTAACTCTACAATAAAGTTTTGCTTCCGATAATGTAACTGGCTCTACTATTGGTGCGATAGGAACGGCACTAAAGTCATTAATATAATTAGAATAAGACATATCCTTTTTTTACAAAATTACTTAATTTATTCCAATAAAAAACCCCCACCGAATTGGTAGGGGTCATTTATTTACTAAACCTTTAGAACTATACGTTACCTAAGTCAGCGTAGATTGCAGAAGTAGTCAACATTAAGTTAATGTCTTCGTAACACTCAATACGAGCAGTTACCAAGTTCTTTTGGAAGTTTTCGCCATTCTCATAAGAGAACTCGATAGCTAAACCTTCAACTTCAACTCTCTCTAAGTAGCTATTATCAAAGATTAATACTTTGTCATCAGTTACCCAAGATGCAGCAACAACTGGTACACCCCAGATTGTGATTCCGCCATTAGGGTTTACGATAACACTACCAGAACCAGCATAGTAACCAGCAGCGATAGTTGCTTTCAATAAACGAGCCATTTGTAATTCAGACACTAAAGCGTAAGAAGCTACAAAGTTTGCTTGCTTTTGGTTTGCGATATAATCTACTAATTGTAACAAATCATTAGTTTCAGCAGTTGTTGTAGAACCTGTTGCAGCACCAGACACAGTTGTGAAGAATGCAGCGTTCTCAGCCTTGAAGAAATCTCTTTGTAACATTCTTGGTAAAGTTTGAGTCATAAAAGGTAATGACTTTAACATTTGCTTAGAGAAAGTAGAGAAACCAGCTAAGTAGTCATTTACAACTTTAACTTCAGTCAAAGAGTAGTTGTTCTCACCTTTGTTAGAACCTTCTGTTTGAGCAGAGATGTTGTTAGTCAAACCGCTATTCTCACGATAGTAAACATAAAGACCGCTTTCGCTTCTTACAGTTGGAATCAAATCACGGAAGTTTAAACTTTGAGAAGGTTGGATAGCTGGATTTGGAGCATAAGATGCTTGTGCATCACCAGTTAAGTTGCCACTTAAAGTCATAGTCTTAACGTCAGATAAATCTAAACGATACTTACCATTGTTCTTCAAAGATTTTTCCATTGCATCGAAATTGCCATCTAATTTTTCTAAGATAACTTCATCGATGAATTTTACTTCTTTCTTAGCAGCTTTCTTTTGTGCAGCTAATTGTCCGTCAATTTGTTTTTGTAACTCGTCTTTTACAACAGTTACTTGTGCAGCCACCTCTTTAATTTGGGCTTCTGCATTAGCTTGAAAACCTTTAAGGTTCTCTGCCATTTCGTTGATTAAATTTTCCATTTTTACTTTTTAAATAGATTGTTAAATTGTTTAATTGCCTTTAATACTTCCTCGTTACTTGCTTCTTCAACCGCTTTGGTCGGCTCAACTGCTTCTGCGGGTTGAGTGATAGTTTCAGCTACTTCTAAAGCTACTAATTCAGCTTGTATTTGTTTTATTTGAATCTCCATTAAAGCAAAGGTGTCATCTGAAAATGTTCCACCTCTAAATGCCTTAATCAAGTTTTCTAATCGCAAAGATAAAGTTTCTTTTGTATTCTTATATTCTCCTTTAAATCCTAATGTTGGAGTTTCTGGGTTAGCACCCCAAAGTACCGCTGAACCTTCATAAAGTTTTAATTCAGTGATTGTACGAACTCCAGTTTGACTATCGTATTCTGATTTGATTGTACTAAAACCAATTGAGTGTTGATTGATTAAACCAGCTTCATACAATTTTATTGCATCTTCGCCACACTCTGTTTCTACTAAGTCTGTAACCGCTACAAGCATATCGCCTTCAATGTACAATTCCTTAGGCTTCCCTAAAGTATGTGCCATATCTGCTCTATGGTCAACTAAAGACCAAACCATATTTTTACCTAATGGTCCACGTTCAGCAATTGTCTTAGTAAATGCAGAAGCAACAATAATATCATTGTCTAAATCAAGGTTGCCTATTCTTGACCAACAAGCCTTTACTGTTCTTGTTTCTGGTGCAATATCTATGATTGTACCATCTGCGCTTTTTAGTGTGTAATTTTTACTCATATAACAAAGTTATTAATTTTTTTTAATCTGCTAACAAATCTCTTATTAAGTTTGAAATTTGCATCAAAGCCACGTTATTTATTAAATTCCACACTAACCCCATATCGCCTCTTGGCGGATTATCTTGTAACCTTTTTGGCTTACCATCTTCGCCTCTAACGGCTTCGTAGCCTAACGTACAACGGCAATTGATAACATCCCCAGCACTTCCACTTGGGTCGCAAGGATGTAACATTTGCTCAAAACCTCCGTACTTAGTCTTAACATTAAATTTTTCATCGTAAGCAACTTTTATTCCATCCATATGAAAATGGTCAAACGAATCTGGTGGCACTCTCCTTGTTCTTGCATCTTTTGTAGCTATCCACTCTTTAATAGTTACAAGTCCAGTTGCAGCCGTTCCTATCATTGAACCATAGTTTGCAGCTTTACCTGTTTCTGTTCTTGCTATCATTTCTGCTCGGTAATCCGTTATCCCAGCCGTTCTCAATAGTTTAATTGTTTCTTGCATAGTTAAACCTTCCTCAACAGACTTCATTAAGTATTGTTGAATTTGGTTTTTTGTTGTTTGCGTTATTTCCTTAGCTACTTTATCTAATCCTTTTTGTTCTAAATAAGCTAACATAAGGTAAGTAAATAAATCAGTTTGGTTACTTTTAAACTCCTCTGGTCCATAGTAACCCTTAACCGACTTAGACACATTCTTTTCCGCAATTTGTGCCATCTTCACCCCCATAGCTATGTGAAGGTTTTGGATGGTCTTCTTTATCTTCTTATCGCTTATTGCGTTTAAATCTTGGGTATCGCAATAAGTATCCACTTGCCTTTGTAGTTCTTTCTTGAACTTTGGCGAATAGGTTTTTAATGCATTTGCATAAAGTTTTTTATAATCTTGCCAAATCATTTATTAGGATTGAAAGCCCAATTCTTTAAGGATATATCCCTTTTAGATGGACAAGTTTTATTGACTGGTTCGCCTTGCTCCATATTTTTCATTCTACTTACAAAACTTATCGTTCTATTAGCAGCCTTTACCTCGTTTGCACCCCAATCCGCTTTCTTGGTCTTTAAGAGCCTCAAATTTCGGTTTATTGGACTTCTGTCTAATGATGCTAACTTTGAACACTCCGACTTGCTCCAAGCCTCTAATTCGCTAAAAGACATATTTACAGTATCGTGGTACTTTGCGTAAACCTCGTCTACTATTTCAGTTAGATCAGCTTTCAGTTCAACTTTAAGGTCAAACAACAAATCAATAAGGTCTTGACTATTCATTTGGTAATGTTAAAGGTTGGAAATTATCAGGTGGTTGTAAACTTGAAGGGATGTAAAGTTTTTCCATTTCGTTTTCGTCTATGTAAGGTGGAATCTCTAATCCCATTATATCCATCTTTTGCTTAGGTGCAATCCACCAAGCCTTATCTAACCATTCTACTTGCTCTGCTTTGTTAGCTTCTAATTCGCCATAAACACTTGCATCGAAGTCGACATAAATATCCGTTCCTCTATAACCCCAGTCAGAATGTAGCTTTCTATTTAAGTTATCTCTAATACCTGTAAGCAAAGGAATAGCACAACGTAATGTCAATGCTTTCTCGCCTTCTCTTTGGTTGTTGTAAGTCTTATTGTCGCTATCGTTTAAAAGTTGCGCTGGTACTCCGTAAATATTACAAAGTGCTTTCATATCCCACTTCTCACTTTCAATGATGTCTAATTCAACAGGACTTAATCCGATTTGCTTCCAGTCTACTTTATAACCACTAACCGCAATTGAATTAAAGTTAGCAGAACCACCTTTCTCACTCACCGCCTTTTTAAGTGCTTGTGCTTGTTGTGTTCCACTAATAGGATCAAAGCGTTCATCATTCATAAAAAGAACTCCAGCTGGACCACCATTCTGGAAAGATGCAACCGCAGCAGTCTTCGCTTCGTTGGAACGAGTCAAGTTTTTCGCAGCAGCCATCAATGGAGATTGACCATATAGTTGATTCCCAGTTGTATTCCATTGTAAGTTTATGTATTTATCTTGTAGTACCTCTTGTTTAGTAAAGTTCCAAAGTGGACCATAGTTCAATTGGTAACCGCTAATAGTTGGAGGAAAGTTTTGAATGTCCGCTAAAACGTACATATATTGAGAAGGTAGAACGTACATCTCATAAGGTTTGCCGTTATTGTTACCACCTTCAATCATCTTTGCGTAAACGAAAGAGTTACCTGTGATTAACTTAAAAGTACACCAAGCCTCTACGAAATCGCCAAAGGTATCTTCTTCATTAGGATATTTCAACAACTCGTTTAATCTTGCATCACCTGTGTATAATTCAAATGCCTTCTTGTGTAGCTTCTCAACGTCCTTCCAGTTCTCAATCTTATCTGGTTGGCTCATTAACGCTTTATATTTCTTTGCTGATGTTTCATCAACTACTTTATAAACGTGGAATGGAGCAAGTTTTGCTTTATCCGCAATTAATTTAACGATTGAATAAACAATATCATTCGCTGCATAACCATCATTAACAAAGCTAATGTTATCGCCACCTTGCCAAGTTATTATCCCTTGTTGTATCGCAACTTGTCCGTTAAAAGGAATTTGTGGTAGTACAGTAGATAGTTTTTGTCTTTTACCAAAAAAGTCAAGTAATCCCATTATATATGAATTTAAAACAAAGTTAGTTATTTTATACTAAAAAACAG